TGACGAACACTTCCGTCGGATCAGCGACGATGCTGCCAGCAATGCGATTGTCATGGAGCTGACGAGTCGCCTCATCAAACGCGATGCCAGCCAACAGGCTCGCGCTGACTGCGCCCTTGATGCCCTCGACGTAGCGGTAGTAGAACTTCATGCCGCACCCAGCCCGACCAAAGGCGGTGCTGAACTTCGATGCGGATACTTCGCCACCAGGAATACTGGTCATGCTTCCAACTCCTTCATCACAATATCTAGCTCAAGACAACGAACACCAAGCGTGTCCGCAAGCGCATCATACACCTGCTCTTGCGTCAGCTTCCCATCAGGCAAGTAACCGTGGATCTTCAGCAGCTTGCCAGCCTCAACCTTCTCATCCTTGCTGAGCGATGCAAAGAACTTCTTAGCAGCCTCAATCCACTCGGGCGTAGGATCAATGACCTCGCCGTCAAGTGTTTCCTCAGCAGCGTCCATTGTCGTGATCGCCTCAACGATCATCGCCTCCGCCGCCTCGTCCTCAGGCTCAGCAGCCTTCAGCGTAAGAGTTGGGGAGGGAGGGAGGGCGGCATCTGAGGAGGCCACCAGTGAGGGGGTAGAGCCGCCCTCCCTGCCATTGATGCCAGACTCGTCGCCCAACTCGTCTGGCGTGTAGATGCTACCACCAATCACCTCAGGCATGAAAGCATTTACGCCCTCAGTGACCGCCCTGGCGGTGCGCATCTGGCGCGGATACTTCTGCCACGTTCCTCGACCAGCGAGTCCCATGCGCTTCGCATCCTCAGTGTCGCACTTGCTCGTGCCGATCACTTCGCCATTGATCGTCCACTCGATCTCTACGCAGTCCTCGTCCCGACGAAGATACTTGAACGAGTATCGGTCAGTGTTGTGAGGGCCAGTGTAGGCTCGCACCATTCCGAGGATTGCCTGATACGAGAGGGTAGGCTTTCCCTCCACGATGTGAACATCGCTGATTCCCCGTAGTCCCAGACCGAGTTCACGAGCGATTCGCAGCTTGACGACCCCAGCAGCCGCATCACGAATATCCTTGTAAAACCCGGACTGTGCGAGCGCATTCGCAAGACGAATGTCCTCATCAATACTGTCATGGACAACTAGTTCCTTACTCATCATGGCCTCCAAGCCGATTGATTAGACGTACTCTACACGCGACGCGCGCGGTTTGCAAGTCGTTCTGGTTCGCCCTCGCGAATGAGAACATACGTTTCGAACGAGCGAGCTAGGATGCGCTCCGCAGTGTCAGTCTCTCCAGCGCGAAGCGCATCCAACGCCCATCGAACGTCGCGAGCCATGCTCGCTAGTGGATCAACGTGCTGACCAGTCACGAGCGCCCTTCAGATACGCAGCAGCAAACGCGATGATTACCGTGATCGCACTCGCAACGTCGGCGGGGATCTCCACGCCAAGCTGCCCCAGCACAAACACAATCACCAGGGTCACAGCCCCCGCAATTCCCGCCGCAGCGGTCTTCGGATTCAGATTCATCAGTCACCTCCTTCCTCATAGGACAACACGATACTGCACACCCGCCTTAGCGGACAGGTTGCCCGTCCTCTCCGACGACCGCTCACTGCGATGCAGCGTCATCTCAATCAGCGGCGGCCCCGTCACATGCTGCGTCTTACGACGGAAACCCTTGCGAGCTTCCCACGTGTCATGGTTCTCCTCGCCACGCTTCGTATCCACGCGCCCTAGTTTGTACGTGCCGCAGTGCGCTACGACTCGTTCCCAGTCTCGGATCTGCGTAGGCATGATGCGAAGGCTAGGGAATATGTGCGCAACCCTATCGTGCGAGTGTCCTCGCAGCACAACGTCAGCGTCAGACTCGCCAAGATGCTTCTCAAGAGTGTTGATCTTTGCACCAGCCGTCCTTCCGCCCTGCCAACCATGATGAAGGTCGAAGACTGTGATGTGTTCGCCACCATGCGCCTTGCTCGTGGCGCTCTTCCACTGCACACGCAAGAAGCCACCATACCCGAGGTACTCGACTCCGAGCTGGGCGGCGATCTCGCTGCCGATCTCTCGGTCGAAGCGACTGCGGATCGTGTATTCGTGATTACCAGAGAGCCAGCACCAGATCTGCTTGCGGATAGGTGAGAAGATTTCTAGTGCGTGAGCGACGGTCTCGGACGGGATGCCGCCCTCGGAGTGCATCGCATCCATGTATCGCTCTGGCCACATGCCTGCTTGGAATCGTTTGTCGCGCCAGTCAATCAGGTCGCCTACGTCGCCAAGGAAGATGACGCGAGCGTTCTTGTCTTGACGGATCATCTCTACGTGTTCGCGTAGAGTCTCTTCGTCTACGTCGGCAGCTCCGAGATGAGTGTCGCTGATCGGCCAGATACGGAATGTATCTCCGCCGTTGAATGTTTCTGTGATTCGGGCAACGCGCATGATGCCTCCTCGTAGAGTTCGGTGGAAGTTACTTGACGACTCGGACGAATGCGACTACATCATCAATGTGGCGCTGTCGCATCATCACTTCGCCACCATCGCTCTGGTCACCATTCCCAGCCGTGTTCGCCTCAAGCGCAATAATCGAAATGCCACCATGCGAAGGGGTCGCAACGATTCCAATATGCACAGGGAAGCCGTCGCGCTTCCACGAGTAGAGAACAAGATCACCAGCCTCTTCATCGCCCTTTGGAATGATTGTCATGCCTCGTCCCTGACGAGCATCCTCAAGAAGGAACGGGCAGTATGCGTACCTGCTGCCCTTAGCGAATGTCTTACTGCCAGCCTTGACCATGCAGAACGTAACGAACATTGCGCACCACGCGCCAACAATGCCATACCACTCAGAGAACATGACCTTGTTTGAACCAGGCGGGTTCTCTTTCACGCCAACGTACTCGCGCCCAATCTTGAGAGCTGCTTCGCCAAGGCTCGTCTTCTTCTTCCGCTGATTCGCCCGGATGCGCATCGCCGGGGTTGGCTTGCGACCAGTCAGGAACGCTTCAAGATCATTCCCATACGACGGCTTGATGTTCTTCGTCGCATACCCGAGCGCGTACTTCGCATCCATGCAAGCTCGACCAGTGATCTCACCAAAGATCCCATCAATCTTGCCAACGAAGTAGCCACGATTGGTAAGGATGCGCTGAGCGCGATCAACTGCTGGGCCGCGCGTCTGCGGCGTAGTGAGGGTAAGGGTACGCATGGTGCCTCCTAGTTGCTTACGCGACAAGGATACCACGCGCGTGCAAGAACTCCTACCTAGATCGCAGCTTGCACGAACCAAACCACCGTAGCCAGAAGCGCGCCGCTAACGACAGTTGTGAGTACCACGCCCTGCATACGCTTCGCACGCTGCTCACCATCATACTTAGCGTTCTCCATCTCAAGACTAGTGACGCGCCCATTCGTGCGCTTCACCTCAGCATGAATCTGATCAAGCATGTCCTGCATGTGCTGAAGGCGAAGAAGGATAACTTGTACGTTGTCGTCACTCATCCGAACCTTCTTACACCAACAAGATCACTACGACTCGACAAGTCACTCACCTTCACCACATCACCTGTCTGTGGCGCCTGCAAGAACTTGCCATTCCCAATGAAGATGCCAACATGTCCCGGCCCGTTCGCACCTGGACGGAAGAACACCAAGTCTCCTGGGCGCATCGCTTTTGTTGGGACAGGCTTGCCAGCCCTAAACTGATCGTACGTGACGCGCGGCACATTCACTCCATACTTAGCGAAGGCGTACTGCACCAAGCCAGAACAATCAAAACCAACAGTGTTCGCACCCTGCGCAATACCCTTACTCGGGCCGCCCGGCCCACCACCACCCCACGAGTATGGAATGCCACGCATCTGAAGCGCAGCTCGAACGACGGCTTGCCCAATCTTTGACGTAGGCGGGATCGGAATGTTTGCCCCACCAGTCTGATTCTGCATCGCAGCTAGATCACCAACCGCACCAGTCGGAGCGTTCACCTCGGGAAGATCAATCTCTACCGGAACATCAATGTTCGGCACCTTAAAACGAGTCTGCTTCTGAAGGATCTTCAGGTTGCTACGAAGCGCCTCGTCTTCTTGGATTGACAATCTCGGGATCTGCATCTACAGTGGGGGGGGTAGGGGGGGGCTAGACCTAAAACGGCTCAAGCCTAAGAGGTCTGCTGAATGTTCTTGCAGTGTAACAACTAGCATCAAGCATCCCGCCTAAACCCCTCCGATCAGAGGAATCTACCTAATAGGTTGCAAAACTACTGCGCGTTCTGCGCAATCTTCTCAGCAATATTTCGCTCTTCTCGACGCGCCTCTCGCGCCTCATACTCAAACTGGCGACGAAGAATCTCACGCTGAATCGGCCCAATACCAGGCGTATTCTTCAACTGCATACCAGACAAAATACGCCCAAAAAACTTCAACACATCCGGCCCCCACGGATCATCAAACACCGACAACAAATCCGTACGCTCAACCGGCAACCGCGCCCCATCCTCCGGCTTCTCCTTCAAATCCCACAACAACGAATCAGAAGAACGCCCAGCCATACTCATCACAGTCGGAGCCAACGGCATCATCTGACCAAGCTTATTTACCACATACCGCCAATTAAAACCCTTCAGCTCGTTCCCATACTCATCCTTCGCAGCAGTCAAACCATCATAATCCGAATACTCCTGCGGATTACCAAGCATCGCGCTCTGCACAAGAAGAAACAAATTAGAGAACTGCGGGTTCACACCACCACGCACATACCGAGACAAACCAAGATCCCCATCCTTACTGCCAAGACTAGAAGCAGTAGCCTGCGGATACCACGGACTCGAATCAGTCGTCTTAATCACAAACTGAGGCTGCCCCTCAAGCGGAACCTCAAACGTCCACAACGGAATCAAACTAGCCGACCCAGGCGCAATCACACCATGCGCACGCTGATACTCATCACCAATGTTCCCAAGCTGCTGAAGCATCAACGCTCGACCAGGATACTTCAACGGCATCGTCACAAACGTCAACTTCAACATATGCAAATACCACTGCCAGAACGGAATCGCAATACGAACCCACGAAGCAGTCGGCCCACCACGATGAAGATACCCTAGAAAATCATACGACTGGCGAAGCCAAGCATCATTCTTCGCAACCCACGCAGGATCATTACTCGCCATCGCATCAAGAACATCCATCGCACTATCATTCATCCGCTTCGCACGACTAAGAAACGAATCAACACCACGCGCCTCAACTCGAAGCGCCTCCGGCAACGCCTTCGAATACCACACCGCAAGACGACCAAAGTCCTCACTCATACCATTCAACCGACGCATCGAGTTCATCCACCACGCAACCCAAGACGCACCAACCTGCACAGGCGTAGGCTGCTCAGACAATCGTCCAGACCGCCCAATCTCCGGCGTAAACTGATCGTAATACCGCTGCAACAACTCTTGCGGAACAGGATACGCTCGACCAGTCTTAGGATCAACACGACCCGTCAACGCGCGCCACGCATACATCCAAGACCTCGGCCCAGCACCACCCTGAAGCGACAACACCGCACTACCAGCAAAATTCGCAAACGCCGTACGCGGAAGAACATTAAGCGTCAACGAACGCCACGCACGCATAACCCGATCAAGCTTGAACCCAATAGTACCCGGCCTAAACGAGAACGCCTCATCATTAAGCGACTTCTGAATACCGTTATACAACGCTCGCGGCATCAAATAGTAATCACCAGGCGCATTCGGATCAATCGCACGATCATCAATCATTCGAGTAAGAAGCGCACGAACATCATCCTTATCCTCAACAGCTCCACGCGGCTCACTCTGCTTAGGCTTCCTAGACTTCGGCGCAATCGGATTCAACAATTCAAAATCACCAGCATTAAACTCAAACGAATCCCGCCCCAACTCTTCCTTCACAGCAATACGCAACAGCTCGTCACGACGAAGAGCAAGACTCGCATCAGCATCAATCTGTTTCTGCACAGCACGCTCAGCAGCACTAAGGATCTGCTGCGACACACTCACCTTCACACTCGTCATCTCAATAAGCTGCTGCATCCTCTTACGCCAACCAACAGCAGACTGAAGTTCGCTCGTGTCAAACATAAGGTTCCGCCACATCTCACCAAAATCCTCACCCCCCATCGCAAACAACGAACCCTTACTCGGCTTCAAACGCCCCTTACGAATACGACCCTGCGGCCCAGTCTCAATCGCACGAGCAGCCCGCAACACAACAGGCTCACCAATGCGCTCAAACGAACTACGTTGCACAAGATGAAGAAGCGCGCCCTTATCCGCAGCATCAACACGCGCAATAAAATCATCAAGCACCTCGCCACGCGCACGCTCAAGCGTGTAATACCCATAATCCTTCTTCCTGCGAATACGAACACTCGCCAAATTACCCGACGCATCAAGAGCCGCGCGTACCTGATTCGTGTCAAGCACCGGAGCATTCTTCTCAATGATTTGCTGGGCTTGACGCGCCGCCGACTCGCGCTTACTAATCGCCGTACGCAACGCGCCACGCGCCTCAACGCCAGCAAGCTGCGCAGCCTCAGCCTCACGCAACGCAACAAGACGCTCCTCAGCCCGAACAACAGCAAGACGCGACTGCTCAATCTGCTCAGGCGTAAGACTCGTAGAGTCTTTATCAACCTCATAATTCTTACGAGCCTGCACCAGTTGCGCACGAGCAGCATCAATCGCAGTCTTATTCACAACACTAACGCCAGCGCGCGCAGCAGCCTCACGCGCAGCAGTCGTCGCCGCAACACTCGCAACCTCAGCCTCATCCTCCAACCGCCTAGCCTCCAACGCCGCCCCATACGCACCCCGAGCAGCAACCGGAAGATCCGCAACATCAGCCTCAAGACGACCAACCCGAGCAGCACGAGCAGCAACCTCAGCAGACCGCTCACTAGAACCCACACGAGAAAGCGTCAACTCCTGACGAGCAGCACGATACTCATTCGCAAGCGCCTCATCACCCAACGCCAAAGCCGCACGCTCAGCTCGACGCAACTCATCAACAAGATCACTACGCAACGCCGCAAAAGCAACACGACTCTTAGGACGACTCTTCTTCCCAACACCACGCTCACTAACACTCTTAGAAATCTTCGCAGCCAAAACAGCAATACGCCTCTGCGACTTAATAAGCGCCTTCGGACTCTGCTTCCCAAGATTCTTCTCAGCCTTCAACTCGCGAGCAGCCGCCTCAAACCGAGGATCAACAAGCAACAAGCGAATACGATCCTTCCGCTTAGCAACAGTAATCGTCTGCCCAAGCGCAGCCGCAATGATCTTCAAATTCTCATCACCAATCTGCTTCGCCGCAGCACGAACACGAGCAGTAACCTCAGGCTTAATAACTACCTTGTCAATCTCATCAAGCCGATTAGCCGCCGCCTCCCACCGAAGAATCCTCGCCTTAGAATCAGCATTCTCAGGATCTTTCCGATACTTACCCGTAGCCTTCTCCCGCTCAATACGACTCCGATAATAATCCGCCTCAACACGCGGCGTATACTCCTCACCACCAAACAATTCTCGATCACGCGACAAATCCCACGCAATACGATCAAGCTGCTCAGCAGTCGGACGACTACCAATCGCCTCAGTAATAAGGCGCTCAATCTCAACAGCCTTACCATCAGCAATATTCGCAAGCGTTCTCGTATACCGTCTTCCCTGAGAATCAAGAAGAAAATCAGCATACTTAGGAAAGTTCTTCGCAAGCGCACCCTTGAACTTCAAACTCACAACACTCGTCAAGTTCGGAGTCGTATACCCAATTACAACCTCATCAGGGCCGGGCGCGCGCTCAATTCGATACGGAACACCAGCATCCGTAACACGACCAGCCTCAACAGAAGCAGCAATCTCATCAGCATTCTCAACCTGCGCCGCCCGAGAACGCTGCGCCCAATCCGAATACTGTTGAATAATCGGCCCAGCATTCGGATCGTACCGAAACGGCCCAGGCGTAAGCGGAACTTCCCTAACCTCAGTAACTTTCCCACGCGGCACAACAATCCTACGCCCAACCTCAGCAGTCGCAGCAGCCTTCTCGCCAAACACTCCACTACGAGCAGCAACCCCACCAACACGACCAGCGCCACGAATAGTCGCATTAGCCGCAATCGCTACATCAAAAGGATTATCCCTAAACGCAACCTCAAGACCAGCAGCCAAACCATCACGCGCAGCAACCTCCTTAGCATACGCATACGGCTCAAGAAGCCCACGAATAAGCTTCCTACCTTCTTCCGTGTCGCCTCGAAAAAGAGCAAACGCCGCATCACCAATTGCTTTCACACCAGCAGGAGTAGCACCCAGCGCCGCAACAGCACGAACAGCATTACGAAACGTAACTAGCCAGTAATTACTACTCGAATACGCCATGACGATCTTCTCGCCAGCAAGAAGCGAATCCCACTGACCAACATCATGCCCTTCCTTCTGAGCGCGCGCCTTAAGCGCAGCATCCTCATTAGGAGAAATACCATCAAACGCTGCCTGCTGATCAAGATACGACTGAACCTCAGCAGGCCCAACACCATCATTTGCAAGCAAAACGCCACCAGCAACAGGCTCGCTCGCATTCGGAATGATTGTCTTATCAGCAGCACTAGCATCAACCAGCTCGTTCGGCTTATTTACGGCAGTCTGAGCGGCATCTTGAACGTCGCCAAGCCTAACCTGCTCAAAATCAGCAGCCCCAAGCTGGCCAGAACTAGAAGACCGAATAACAGGAGGACGAACAGTAGGAACAGGGATTCGACCAAGCGCCTCGCCAACAATGTCCTGCGCCGGACGAGTCTGCTTCAACCCACCAGTGCCAAACGTCGGACGACCACCACTCGGACGCTTAGGAGCCTCCCTAGTCGTTGGAGCAGGCTGAGCATCCTGAATAACAAAACGCCCAACATCACCAACAGTTCCAACAACACCACGAGCAATACCACCAATCTCCTGCCCAACCGTACGCGGCTTATCCTTCTCACCAAAAACAGTCTCACCAGGAAGCGGAACATTCTCAACAGCCTCAATCAGATTCTTTGTCGCAATAGCACCACCAAGCGTAAGCGTCGGCAAAGCCCGCCCAAGCTGCTTATTAATCTGCCCGCCAACAAAATCACCACTACGATCAATCGCGTCATACGCATCCAACGCAGACGCAAACTCATCACTACCACCTTTAGCAAGCTTCTTGCGCTCAGCCGAACCAATACCAGGCTTCAACAAGCCAACGCTTTCTAGCGCGACACGCTCATCCGCCTCGTCCGCCAGCTCGCGACCAGTGCGCTCAAGATACAAGTCTCGACGCGCTTTCTGCTCATCCGAAAGAATGTCAGAAAACTGTCCCGTCGGATCAAAAACAAGATTAGACGAAAACGAAACCGGCTTAGCTTGCGGCCTCGGCTTAGGCTTAGGCTTCGGCTTCGGCTTAGAACGAACAGTCTCTACCGCCTCCTTCTCACCAGCCGCCAAACGAAAAGCAAGACTACTCTTAGGCTTTTGCTTTGCCACCCAAGTATTCTAGCGGCTAAGCAACGGTACCGCCGACCCCACCCATAAACGCGCCAGAAGGAGCAGGCGAAGACGGCGAATACCGAAGAACATTCGTAAGAATCCAAGCACGCGCATTCCTCGGAGTCATACCAGCATTCACAAGAATCGGCTGAAGAACCCTAATCACATCCTCATTATTCGGAACCACACTTCTCGACACTTCCCTACCCTGCGTATAACCATCAATCTCAACAGCCTGGTCAATAGCACTACCAAGATTACGCTTCGCCTCATCAACAGTACGCCCCGTAGACGAATAAGTATTGTCACCAATCGTAATCTTCCAATTGTATTCGCCAGTCTTAACAGTCTTCGGCTTCGTCCACTTCTGAACATTCAGAAGAATATCGCCCTTAGCATCCTTGATGTTCTTAGCAGCATCAGCCGTACTCTTAGCAAGATCCTTCTGAATCTGAGCAGCAGCCTTCTGAGCTTGAATGCTTAGACGCTGATTGCCTTGCTGAATACGAGCAGCATCAACCTGACGCTCCCACTCATTCTCCTCAGCAGTCAACCCAAGACGCGCCTCATTCTGCGCAAGCGTACCCTGACTAATCGCACGCTGAATCTCAGTATCCTGAAGATCACGAAGATACTTCGCCGTATTCGCACTCAACTGCGCCGAACGCTCCATAAGCGCCTTACCCAACGCGCCCTGCGAAGCACCAATAAGACGCTGACCAATCGCCTCAGCAGCAGGCTGATACCCCATAAGCGGCGCAGAAAGATTCGCCAACTGCCCAGCAACCAGCGGATTCGCACCAGCAGCAAGCCCAGGATCAGCGCCAGCCGCAGCTAGCGCAGCGCCACCAGCCGTCTGAGCAGACCCAGCAAGACGACCATACAACGAACCAAAGCCTTGAAGCCCAGCGGTCTGCTGAGCAGCAATATCACCAAGCCGCCCACTAAGCGCACTCGTCAGCCCAGTCAAGCCTGCTTCTTCTCGCGCCTGCTGCTGGCGAAGAATATCCTCACTAGCAACACTCAGCGCGGCTAGTTCAGCTGCTTCCTTGCGGAGCTGTGCAGGAGTCTTGAATTCTGCGGTAAGCGGATTGTACGCAGCGGGAGCGTTCGACTGCTGATTGTTATTGTTGCCGCCACGACCACCACCCGAACCAGCGCCTCGACCACCAGCACTAGCACCAGACGAAGCCCCGCCCTGCGTGGCTTGATTCTTAGCGGCCTTTGCGGCGTTAGCTGCTTCTTGCCGCGCGCTAATACCAGAATACTTTTTCTGCGCAACAGGCCTACGCTTCCCCTTAACTTTCTTGTAAGTATTATAGTCCCCAGAATTGGGATCGCCAAGAACCTGAGTATTGGCAGATGGGTTAAGGTCAAACTGCGGCATGACTAGATTCTACCTGCCCCTACCCTTAGGCGGCTTCGGCTTATTATTCTCAATCCAATCACTAATCCACTTAAGCTGCTGAGGAGTCAAAGCAAAACGCTTCAACGCATTCAACGAAGCAACCTTCTGAGAATACGGCGCATCACGCTGAGCAACAATCGCATTCGCCTGACCCATAAACTGACCCTGCGGCCCACCACTAAGCTGCTGACCAGCAACAAGACCAGTAGCAGTTACAGGATTCGTATTCGGAGCAGCCGCAGGAGGAATCGCCTCAGCAGCCGGAGCAACCGGAGCAACCGGAACCTCAGTCGTTGTCGGGGCAGCAAACGCAGCAGCCTGCGGAGCAAGCGTCTTAAAGATATTCGAATACAAATCAGCGTACTGCTTATCAATACCCGTCAACTCGCCAGCAGCCCTCTTCGTCAAACCAGACAACGCTGACTGCAACGCACCAGTCTCAGCCGCACTAGCCTGACCACGCATACCACTACGACGCGCACCCGCCCGAGCAGCTACATCACCAATACCAAACTGATTACGCTCACTCGTAGCCTCAGCAGCACCAAGCGCGCCCTCAAGATAACCCTCTTGCCCCTTAGCGATGCGATTAATTTCCATCTCAAGATCCGCAGGTGCGTACACCTTGCCCGTTGAATCCTTATAGACCGGCTTGCCAGCATCATCAAACGTCTGAAGAATCCCAGTTGCGAGATACACCGGCTTACCCGTTTCGTCAAGCACTGGCTTCTTCGTTACGGGATCAATCTTTGGCGCTCGATAGTACGCCTGACCCTTAGTCGGAGAACCCTCCGTCGTGTCACGATTGATTGTGTACCCATAATTAGTGCTTGTCTGATTCTGAGCTGCGCGAAGCACCGGATCAGTCAGGAGAAACGACGGATCGCTCGCGTACTGTCCCTGCCACCAAGCAGCATTAGGAGGCGTACCCGGCGTAGTAACAGTCGTCGTAGTTGGCGCAGCGGGAGGAGCAACAGCCTTAGGAGCGGCAGGCGGCTTTAACGTAGTCGTACCATCAGCATTAAACGAAACAGCAAACGGAGTCCTACTCCCACCCGGTCGCCTAGGAGTAGTCGGAGGCTTATACCCCGCCTTAATCGCCTTAGGCGAACCAGGGCGCACGCCTTCCATACCTCTAGGCGTATTAGTCTTCTCGACTTTAGGGATCTTGATAGCAGGAGCCACTACCTGCCACCCATCATCCGAGCGCGAGTCTCCACCCCGCCAAGAATATTGCCCTTCATCCCACTAGCAACATCCGAAGGATTCGTCACAGCTCCCATCACAGCAGCAGGCGACTGATCCATAATTCCCTGCGTCTTCTTATCCCCAAGCTTTTTCAGCGAGTCGAGGAGGATTTTGCGCGGGTCGGTTTCGGGGTTCGCGTTGGGTGCGGTCGGTTTGTAGTTGACGCGCTGGGGTGCGTAGAGAGTGGAAGGCACAGTAGAAGTATACCTATGCCTCGCTAGGCACGGGAAGTTCCATGCTAGGCGGTGCTGGTAGTTCTGCCGCCATAACGATCTCAGCAGCAGTCGCTGGAATCTCCGTTACGTTTGGATCAGCAACCATGCGTGCGATCTCGCGCTGCACAATCTCATCTGTTGCAATACGTGCGCGTTCGCTGATGGCGTTCTGCGCCCACTCTTGCGGATCAGCCATTACGTGCGCAAGCGCGGCGGCTTCGGAGTCGCTAATTGTGATGATGATCTCAGACATAATTCTCCTATTATACGAGGTGGCCCGCAAAAACGGTCGCCGCGTTGCCGTGAAAACCGTTGGCAGTAACCCGGCATGTCACATAATCATTAGCGGCAAGTGGGAATATCGCCGATATTGTGCTTACCGCGCTATATCCACCACGATCAGTATATCCGCGGTATTGAGAACTATAAGGCGCTGCACCATTTATGTAAAACTGGAACTCCGTTGGGGCGGGGAATGCTGTTTCCGCAAAACCCGAAGCAGTAAAAAAGTATGATCCAGCAATTGGGGCAGTAAACCTTCCATTTGTTGCGTTAAAATTGCTTCCTATGTTTGTAGGAGTTACCCCCCAAGCGGAAAGATCATTAGGCGCTTGGCGAGTAGTGGCACCAGCCGCAGAAAACATAGGTTGAAACGGCCTAGTCACGCGCCCACTAGCATCAATACCAAGACGCTCAACATTTGACGTACGGAAACTAAGCGTCGAATTACTGTTATGAACAGGAAGATTACTCAGCGAAGAAATCGTCGGGTTTGGGTACGTTCCCGTAAGATCCCCACCAGCAGAACCAGTCAGTGTCGCGCCAGCATACCCAGTAACCGTATCGGCCGTAGCTTTGATGATGTAGTTTGTGACAAGAGTTGGCTGAACGTTTTGAGAAGCGCCAGCACCAGTGTTCTGGTTTGTTGCCGTAGTGCTTCCAATAAAACTATTGTCAAGGCCATAATCATTTCCGAAACCCGGAACATCCATGTTGACGGTTGTTCCACGCGACCCACCATACTTAGGTATAAATTGGTGGCTATGGGCGTTTTGGGTATGCGTATGCGAATGCAACGCTTCATTACCACCAGCAGCGCCAAGCGTCGTACCAGTAATACCCGACGTACCAGCAGTAAGACGGCTAGCAGCAGATCCAGCCATATTGTCTTTACCAGCAACAACTCGACCACGAAGATCCGGCACATTAAACGTCGTACTACCATCACCAGACCCGTACGTCGTCCCAACTACCGCAAACAAATCAGCATACGTCGTACGCGAAACAGCCTGCCCACCACAAAATAGCCACCCAGCAGGAGTAGACACATCCGTACCCGCATACGGAACAATTGATCCAACAGGCGTAAGAACAGCAGAGCTACCAGCACCATTCACCCACGCCGTCCCATCCCAAAACTTAGTCAACTTCGTATCAGTCTCATAAATCATCTGACCCACCACAGGATCAGCAGGACGACGAGAAGACAAACACGACACCGCACCCGTCGCCAACTGCTTCGCCAACGCAGGCACATTCGCATTCATCACAGCCTGAGCCAACGGCCCCGTATCACCCAAACCAAACCGCACCTGCTCAACCTGCTGATGCGTCAACGCCGTCTGCCGATCCAACGGAATGATCCGAGGATCAGGCGGCTCCGGCATCGGCTTCACACCCGGCATCGCCGGAGAATCAAACTTCTCAGCCACTACACCACTCGACCAGGACGAAGCTGATTAAACCCATTCGTGATCTCATACAACGAGAAACCAATCGGATAACCCGTCGTTTCAATCGTATACGTCACAGCTTGACTAAGCGTCTGATGATCACAACGAAGCACACTAGAAGTCTGCGTCTGCGCTGTCGCCTGCTCCGAACCAATACTCGTCGTCGAACCAGAAGCATCAAGTCCCTTAGTGGCCGTCACTGTAAACGCACCAATAGTTGAGCCAGGATACAACAATGCGCTTGGATACGTCGTTGCGCTTGGGTACGTCGCAGCTCCACCATAAAGCGTATATGTCAACAAGCCATGACGATACCGACGTTTCTGCGCCGGATCACCCTCAGCATACGCGCGCGTAGTGATCGAACAATTGATCTGCGAACCATCCGCATCAGTCGCCGTATTGTCCGGCACCACAACTCGATCAATACGAATAACGCGATCCGTACTACTCGTCGCACTTGTCGTGCCATACTTCACAGCGTAAATACGATTCGTCGTCTGATCCGAATCAACACACGCAGCCGCAATCTCCAACTGACCCGACTGCACACGAGTCCAACCAAACGAAGCTCTCAAATCGCACAAGAAACCACCCGTGGCAAGACTAACGTAATAGTGCGAATCATTAATGTTGGCCGAGCCGTACACGCCAAGGTTCACATTATTGCCAGCAAACACATCAGTGCCATCAAACAAAGACTGATTGAACTTAAATAGCGACTGTCCCGCAAGCGCATCGCCCCACAAGTTCGCAACCTTCTTCGTCATCGTATTCACAAGCGAAGCACCATCTGTCAGATACACACCATCCGAAGCAGCAAACATCACACCAGCGCTCGTACGCTGCACACTCTTAGCGCTCAAGCACCCAACCTGCTGAGAAAAACCACGAATGTTCGCCGTAATACCGCCTCGACTCAGCGAAGCACTAGCCGCACCACCAGACTGCGTAAGGAGATAACCACTCAGCATCACACAACCCTTAGTACCAAGCACCATCATGTTGCCCGAACCAACCGGAACAAGCGCAATGATCTGCTCAATATCCTCAATATCAATATAGTTCAACGCGGGAAAGCCAGCGCGAGTAGCTTGGACAAGACCATCAACTTGAGCCACCGTCGCGTCCGCAGCTTCGCGAATGCTCCACACAAGCCGATTCGGATACGCAGCTGTTGCGTTTGTTGTCGTGTTCGTGATCTTTACGTCAGCAAGGATAATGCGCGAATCACCACCAGAAGTAAACGTGCCAATACAACCAGCCGACGAAACGTACTGACCATCATTACGAGTACCGACCTGTGGAAGCACCGGATAATACGCAGCACTCGTATACGTCTTCGCGTAGAGCGGGGGCGGATCAACCGTGATCGTCGTAGAACCCGTGTTGACAATACGACCCGTGTATTCGTCCGTACCACCATTCGACAAGTGAACATATCCGCCGACACTCATCGTGCCAACCGCCGTCGCGCCAAGCGTGATCACATTATTGCCCGTGGCCGTAGTCGCACTAACCACCGTCGTAGCATTCGCGCTTGTTAGCGAGAAATCGGCTCCACCAACAAACGCCATCGGACTTGTACCCGACGTAGACGCAACCGGGAACACAGAAGAATCACCATAAATTGTCGGCGCACTAATCGCATCAGCTGTAATGCTTGACGTAAACGGATAGAGCGTCTGCGTCGTAGAAGCAAACGCCATAGACCCGAACTTAACAACTCCGCCCTCAACGCCAGCAGGATAGAGTCGAGTGCGCCCATCAATGTTTGCACTACGTTGCGAAGCCATCTCCGTCGGAGCAAGACTCGTGGCCGCAGCGAGCGCAGTCGTAGACGCGCCACGCTTTGCAAGCGAACCAGAATTCGTAATCACAATGTTCGTAGCGTCATACACCGCACCATCAGGAATCAAGTGCCGTGGAACGTCACGAACCATTCCCGTAAAAAAGTTGGAATGGCTTGCGTACTGAACAGTACCTGCCATACGCTAACCCTGCCGCTGCGTAAACGAGTAGTACGTCGAAGGATCGTGGAACGGACGACGAGGATTACGCAAGTAACCATACGGAATCGTCTTCGCCGAACGACCCTGGCGACGAGTAAGCCACTTCTGGAAACGATCCATACCAGCCACAAACTTAGCGTCTAGCGCGTTACTAAGGTTCTGATCCTCGCCCACAGCGTCAGCAAGTCGAGCAGCGGCTCCAATCGTGATCAGCCAATGCCACTGCGACGGAATATCCTCCGGGACATCACCGTCATTAACAAGATCCGTTGAAGTCTGAACATAGTAAATTTTCAGCGTATCGCCAGTCTGCTGCGGAACAGGCCACAAGCGAATCGTGTCCAACCCGAGAAACGCATACTTACGAGTAGCACCAATCGGGTTTGTCGCGTTCAACGCAAGCAGTTCGTCCGCGCTTGACTGTTCAAGGATATACGAGTACGTTGAACCTAGACCAAGGTACTCAAGATACTGAAGCGCACCAAAGTCAGAAATGCTCCAATCGGACGAAATATCGTACACCGATTGACCAGTCGTCAGAACCTTGCTGACCTGCGTTACCTTAAGCTGGGCGCTAACAACGATGTCATCAATCGCATCATTGACATGCAGTCCAGCTTCGGTTTCATTATCGTTTAGCGCAAGGTTCTGAGCGCGCGTCTTAATCTGAGCAAACGTAGCCATTACTCGTCCATGCCCTTCGGCCTGAGCGGATCAAGACCACGATGCATCGTGTCATGCATCTCCTCACGCACCTCACTCGCACACGTAGGACACAAGCCGCGCGACACCATGCTGATCACTTCCTCCTCAGTACGCATCGGATACCACTCCTTCGCGTACGGCTTCCAAGCCTGGAGGTTCGTAATGTCAGGACGAGCGGGAAACGTCGCAAGACACACGCCACACGCCTCACCCTTCGAGAGTCGCTCAGCATCCTCAGCCTGATGCTCGCCCTTCAGATACCACATGATGCTGCGCTGAGGCTCGCCCCACGAGTAATCGTACGTTTCCTCAGCGTGCGCTTCAATCGGCCTACGCCAAGACTGCTTCTCAGTAATGATCATGCTAGTGCAGTAGTATACCTGCTCCGCAACGACTCATTACCAACCATGCGATCCTGTTTCACATGAAACATACTGCGACGAATCATACGCTTCCGTTCAGTCTCGTCACTGAGAAGCTCAGCGACCGCACTACTAAACCCCTTAGCGTCCTTGATTCTGATAATCGAATCGTCTGGCACTCGCTTATACGCCTCAGCATCACTAGCAACAAGAGCAGCACCACTCATCGTGAACTCAAGCCACTTGAGATCACTCTTGCACCGAGTAACATCATTGTCCACAACTGGCGCTAAACCAATCGTCCACTTAGACAACACGCGCCGATACGCTGCCACACTAGGCGTAAACCCAATATGCGTATACGCAAAATCCCACCCAGGGTCAAGCCCAACGATCTGAACCTCAGCACCATTCATGCTCGCGTACCGCATCGCATCTTCCACGAGATGCATGTCGCCAAGATGATTCGCGCTGAACACGCAGCCAACAATCTTCTTGCGTGATGATGGTTTGATCCAATCAGCCGGATCAACCGTGTTCTCACACAACACCACATTCGGATTCACCTTAGAGTAAACATCAACCAGAGCTGGCGTGGCGCAAATAATGTAGTCGGCTTCTTCAACCATTCGCTTATGCGACGCTTGGCGACTCGCCCACACATCACCATTCTTCTTGTGATACGCGCCAACAACATTGCCTAGCTCGCTTGACAAGTAATTGTCATCCACATCAATCACGCGCTTCTTCCCAAGCTCCGCACCAGTATCCCAAAACTCCTGCACATCACTATTCGGATACTGATACACCCACGCTCGCGCCTCATGCGAATCACGCGAATCAAGACTCATCCGCACAACACTCCGAGTCGTACGCGAAGGCAACTCGCACCGCACATACCCAGTACCCTCAATACGCCACTCATAAAACACCGCAGGCACTGACTCTCGAACCTCGTACGGCGCAAGATCACTCCAAGTCATACGCATACGCGCAGCCTCACGCACCGTCGAGCGATGCAACCCATCATGGCGCTGCCGATACCCGTATCGCGCCAGCGGAGCAGGAGCCAACCGGCACCCCGCCTTCGCCAAGCGATACACAAGATCCCAATCCTCAATCACCGAATCAGTCCAACCACCAACACGCCGCAACCAATCCGTCTTAATCATGATGATCCCACAAATGTTCTGATCCTGAACACGAAGCGGCGACCACGGCTCAGCATTAAACCTAAACCGATCAGCTCCAAAGCCAAGCATCCACGGATACGAACCATCGTAATCAATCGCGGCTTCCCACAAACGCCACAACGTCTTAGAGTCAACAACATCATCAGACCCCATGAGAAACACGTACTTCGTCTTCACCATGCTCAGCGCACCATTCAACGCCGTAGCCATCTCATGCTTCCCAGCATTCTTCGCAATCATCACCTGGACACCACGAGGCAACGAGCGAAGAGTCTCTCTAAGAAGATCCTCATTCTCACCATGCCACGGAATCAAAACCGTCACATGACGACGCACAGCCGCCTCATACGCGGCAATGTTGTGATGCATAACTAAGCGGGAATCTCGCGCTGAAGCGAAGCATTCTCAGCAGCCTCAGCCGCCAGCTCCACCTTCAACGCCTCAATCGCCTTCGGAATGTCGTACCGAGGACGCTCACGCTGAAGCTCGTACGCGATCACATAATCAGGATCGTACCCGCCCTCGCGAATCATGTTGCAAATCAGCGCACTCGTCGGCTGACCCTTCTTGCCCTGCATCTGCTCGTACGTCGGCCACGGCGGATCAAGCTTCTTACCCGTCACCTGAATGTAGTGATTACCATTGCTGGCATCCTCCACAAGGCGCTTCTCCGTATACGTTCGATCCTCCTCATTCGGGATCGTGTCCGTATCAAACACGCTGAACATCAGGTCAGGATTCCAACCATCATGCGCCTGACCATTCACCACACCAACGACCGTCGTAGGCGTAGCGCCATACGCAATAGCCGTGCCATCCTCGCGGCGACCAAAGCCAAGCCAATGCTGCTTAGCCATCTCAGCCTCCTCAGGACGCACAAGACCATGCTGAAAATCACACTGAATCGCCGCCACAACAGTCTGCGGAGTCATCGTCCCATTAGTCGTCAGAACCATCTGAACCTTATCGGGACGAGCAATAAACGTGTAATTAGCGTGGCGACTGACAAAACGCATTAGGTTTCTCCTGGTCGGTAGAAGAGTTGGACTAGGAGGGGAGTCACCACCACGGGACTCCCCTCCTAGATTGGGTTGGCTTAGTAGCCGGTGATGCCCGAGATGATAGCGTGCTTCTTCTCGCTACCAAGCTCGAACGACCACTCGGTGAGGTACTCCTGCTTCACGGAGTCCTCATCGTTGGCCTGACGATCCGGCTTCAGCACCGTGTCGCGCAGAGGACGCATCGTCACGTCCTCCATGTCCACGACCACGCCGATGCCGCCGTACTGGTTAGCGGTGGACTGGAAGTCGTACCAGTCGCGCTTCACCATGATCTGCACCTTCGCACCCGACGCGCTCTGGTACTCCTTCAGCGACACGCCGTACGTGTCAATGCTCGGAGCCGGGGGAGCGAGCTTGCCCTGCGGGAACGAGGACAGAGCCGACGCGACGAGCGGCGAGCAGAACATGACCTTGTTCTGCGAGCCATAGCGGAACGCCTTGCGGAGGAACGTTTCAAAAACGCTCTCCGTCAGCGTGCCAACGCCGGTCGTGAGGTTCGAGGTGACGTACTGGTAGATACCACCGACGTAACCAATCGGGGCACTACCGCTCGTGTTCAGGTCGCGAACGCCCCAGAACAGCGAGTTCTCAAGCTGACGCTTATGCTCAATCAGCTTCTTCTTCGCCTCGTTAGCAGGCTCCGGGCCGCCATACAGCTTCGACGCGACCAGCGTGTTCGTAAAGCCGAACGGATCACGCTGGATCTGCGCGTAGTTGTAGTTAGCAACCTTCTTCGTCTGCACGAGGGTACCGAGGGTCGCGCCCTCAGCAGCCGCGTTGCCGATCTTCACGAGGTCAATGCCGCTCGCAGCCGAGAGAGCAGTGACTCCGCCAAGAGCGCGCGTGACGGTGATGGCGTTAGCAGCCGTAGCCGAAACGACAGCGTTCTCGCCCGTGGAGGCGAAGCGCACAACGTCGTTCGGACGGAAGTAACCACCCGTGCCGGTAGCGACCGAGATGTTCGTGTCGCCAGAAGCCGCAGACGCAGCAAGCGTCGTGAGGCGCGGCATCAGCTCGTCGCTCAGCCACTCGACCTTCTGCGAGTAAGCTGCGCGCTTGCCGATCTTCTGAAGCATCGTCGTCAGCGGAGCCTCGTCCGGCTCAAGCTGCGCGATGGTGGGGGACATATCAACGACGCGCTGGTTCGACAGAATGTCCGCGTCGTCAACGACCCCAGTGAGGATAGTAGGCATAGCCTAAGTTTTCTCCTGTGTAGAGAGGTTTACGGGATTCTGCGGTTGTCCAACGGTCGGGTTGGGCCACACATGGTCAGAACTGCTATCCATTCAGGATTGCAGCATTGATCTTAGCAGCATAATCCACCGGGCCAGTGTCAGCCACGCCCTGACGCGACTGCGTAAACGCGCTCGGCTGCTCAACTGCCTGCTGCTGAACGGGCTGCTCCTGCATACGAACAATCGCATACAGGCTCTTTACGCCATTCTGAATCTTCTCCGGCGTATCCATGCCCTGTGGGAAGAATGCTAGATGAAGCTGGTCAACGGGAATGTTGTCAATGTACGCCTGGATCTTCTCCGAGTAGTCGGCAAGATCAGGGATCTGCGACTCAAGCGACTCAAGGCTAGACTCAAACAGCGTCTGCGTCTGCTGATCACGAAGCGGAGTGATCTGCTCGCGCAACGTAGCCAGCTCGTTCTCGTACTGCTGACGAATCTGCTGCGTCTGCTGCTGCACATACCACGCATTCGCCTCAGCAGGCTTAGTCTCAAACCAATGCTCCCACAAGGAGTTCACTGTCTCAGACGGGATGCGATTCGCGTTCGCCATCGCCCACTGTGCGGCAGCGCCAGCGTCACGCTCAGCCCAACCAATGAGCTGTTCCTCATTCTCAGGCTCGCCATTGAACGTCATGCCCCACGGCTGAACCGCGTCCTCTTCCTCATCATCCTGCATCAGCAGTGCTTCGAGTTCGGACAGGCGCTGGTTCGTCTGCGTGTTGTGCGACTCAAGATTCTTATAGGCTTCAACAACGTCATCAACGCTCTTGAACTTGCCAAGAATCAACTCTTCAGGCGCGCTCTGCTCAACAGGCGTATCAGCGCCACTCTCAACAGGCTCAGACTGCTGAACGCCACCATGCAGAATCGCGTCTGCAATCGGGTCGCGCTCGTCAGTAGTCTCTTCAAACTCGCTCATCTTGTCCTCCGGTCGGATAGTCGGTTAGTCGGAATTACTGGATTGGTTGGCCGGAACCGGCCCCGAGAGCAGCAAGAATCTCCGGCGGAATGCTAGGAGTCCCAGGCGCTGCGCCCATTGGGGTTGTCGGTTCCGGCTGTGACTGACCCGGCCCTCCGACCAAAGGCGGGTTCTGCACCTGCTCGGCGTTACCAAGATACTCCTTCGGATCTTCATCAAACGCTTGAATCACATCCTCTGCGACTCGACGCATATTCGGAGTAACGCCACTCTGCATAAGAAGCATGTAGTTCTGCCCAAACCAATTCGCAAACGCAAGAGCCTCAGCACGACGCTCCTGCCGCATCAAACTCTCATTCGCATCCTCAACACGATAATCGTACTGACCCTGAATATCCGTAGGCGACACGAGCTTCCAATCATTCTCAGCCTCACGATCAATACGCACCGCGACCGGGCCGGGAAGGAGCTGCTGATTAAGCGCGATCTGCTGTTCGCCTGCTCGACGCATCGCGTACATGATCTGCTGCTTCATCCTGATGATGCGCTTGGCTGCCATGTTGCTGATGACAGAGATGCCAGTTGCGGTGGTCTGGTCAATCTGCGTATTGGACGCGCCACTCAGATAGCCAACTGCGCCCGTGATGTTCTGAAGATCACCCTTCAGCATTTCCTCAGCCTGAACACTGGGCTGAAGAATGCTGATATTCGGCTGGAACGCTTGCACCTGATCCGGGCGCAACGGAATGACAGCGCCAGGATACAAGCGAATGTCTTGCTGCTCCGTGTTCGGATCAACGAACATTGCGGCGTTCGCCATGAACTTAGAGTTGTCAATGCGCTGATTCTGAAGCTCCCACAGCGCAATCTGAAGATCACTAATGATCTCAACGATGCTCTTGCCACGAAAAGCGAACGGAGTCGGCATGATGTTTGCGACGGTGAAAGGAAACTCGCCGTGCCAGAACGGGCTGGCACAATCACGGATGATCGTGTTGCGGTTGGCGACAACGGTAAGGCGCATCATGTTGCCGTCACGCCACCACCACTCCACAACCTCAACTCGATTACGACGCTCCTTGTCGTCGGGAGAAATTGTCGTCGTCATCTCAACGATCTTGTCAAGATTCTCGTACACACCCGACGCTTCAAGACTCCGCTTTGATTCGTACGTGCGAAAGAACACGTACTCAGCATCATCAAGGCTGGTGGCGTTGGAGTCCCACAAGAAGTGGTTTACGTCCACGTTGACAAAGCCTGGCTGCTGGCGATGCGGCACTGTTTCGTACGGCTTGCGCATCCCGAGCGGGTCAGGCTTGTAGTTCGGGGTCGGTACCTTGCGCCATTCTTCTAGCCACGGGATCTTCGCCACGCTAATGCCACGAATCAGAGCCTGCTTTACAAACAGTGCGTACTTCTCACCAAAGTTATCCTTGTATCGCTGCTGCTTCAGAATGTGCGTCAGCATTTCAGCGCCATCTTCGTACTGCGGCTGAGCTGCGATTACGCGCACATCAGGATCATCATCCACGATATTGGACTCAATGATGTCAATGATTTGGAGTGCGTAGGGCGGGTGCAGGTCACTTTGCCATTCACTGTTGGATGGCTTGATGATTGCGTTGTAACCATCGTCGCACTTCTTGTAGAACTCTCGATTCTGCCGGTGCTTCTGGTCAGACTGTTGCCAGCACTTCTGGAATCGGTCTAAGAGTTTCTTCTGGTCGGAGGATTCAATCATTGATTAAGCAATACCACGAACGCTAATGAAACGACGACGAATATTCCACGACCCACCCGGCGAGTTGTTCGCACCGTTTAGAGTGAACGTATTAGTTCCCGCCGTAAGTCCAGTAAGCAAAACAGATCCAGCCACACCACCAACTGTGTTGGCAAGAAGTGTCGAAGCGGCAACGGCGTAAACTTCTGTCGCCGCCTGCGTGGTCGCCCCACTGACAGCAGCAGCCGCAAAAAGCGTAAGGTTATTTGCACTATTGTTCAGCCCCACAAGACCAAGACTTACCATCGCAGTAGTTCCCGTAACAAGCGTTACAGAGTTAGTGACCGTATCGCCCGTTCCTGCTGTCCACGCCGCTGCATACGATGTAGTCATAGCGGCAGTTGTGCTTGTCACAGACGTAGAAGCAACGTCAGTCACGCAAACCCAAACCGAACCGTTGTAAATCGTATTAACACCAGTAGGGATGCTTGTTACAGACCCAGTAGCGGCAGGAATAGTAGGTGCCGTCAGGTACGCAATCTGCCCCTCAAAAGGAGATGTAATTGCTGCGTCGCGAGCAGCTTCGTTTGTAAATGTCTGGATCTGATCGTTGGCAGACTTGATACCAAGATCCATCGTATTCAGCGCAGTGGCGTTGATAGGCGTTGTGGTGGCGGGGAAGTCTACGAAGCCACCGCTGTAGGGTCGAGTGTAAGGCACTATGTAGTCCTAGCAATCATTGTTGCCGAAAGACTTGTATGAAGATACGACTGAATTGAAGAAGAACCAGTAATTTGTCCCGAACCAGTAATTGCACTCCACTGCCATTGGGTCGTAATCTGATCATTAACAGCGCACGGGATAACCGCAGAAAAAACTCCATACGCCGCTCCTCCACCAACATTAACCGGAGAAAACCCCCATCCGGCGGTATTATTCAAAAGAATTGCAGGAACAGGATTTGTCACAGTCGTCATGCTAAGTGTGCTCTTGAAAGACACAAGATATACGCCAGCAGTTTTAATAGTCAAAGTAGTTGGCGTTCCCGCCGACCACATGGAATTGGTGTCGTAAAGAGCCGACTCATACGTAATAGCGGTATTTGAAACAGTGTAACTATACGAAGTTGTGCGCTGGATATACGCCGATGGGCTAGAGTTCACAAACCTAAGCCACGCCGACCCATTCCAAATCTGCAACTGGTTAAGGGTTGAGTCGTAAATCAAAGTACCCGTCGAAACACCAGTCAACGCAGTCTTCTGAGCCGTCGTATACGACTCAACGCCCGTCTTAATCCGCGTTTCGTGATCCGCAATATCCGCACTAAGAATGTTATACGCCGTAGCTGGAAACGTATCGCCAGGAGCTACGGTACTGGGAGTTGGAGCGATGTACGGCACGCGGATAGTGTATCAGTAGAGGGCGATGATACGAGTAGCGTCCGTACCAGTCGCATACACGCGACGAGCGCGAAGCGGCACCACAAAACCAACCTGGAACGTAAACGTCACCGGGTTGGCATCGCCCCACAAGAGAACACGAATATCCGTAGTCGAACCACCAGTTCCCTTGTGAATATTCAATGCTCGCGGAATCTCATCAAGATCCGTCGTATCACTCGGGGTAATCGCTACCGCGCGAGTGTACGGCGAAAGAATACTCGCTTCGCTCGAAGCAAAATTATTAGTAGGCACCAGTACCGCCACCCATTGGCATATCGCCCATAGGAGCAGCATTACTAGTATCCGCACCACTCATCATCGGCGTAAGCGGCGCACTAACAGCAGCCTCACCAGCCGGATTCGGCGTAGGAAGCGAAGCAATAAGCATCATAATCTGCTTATTCATCTCATCCTGAATCTGCATCATCTGAGCAGACTGAGCCTCAGCGAGCTGCGCCATACCAGGCAGAGCAGCAGCAGCCGGAGGAACAAACCCGCTAGGAGCCGGAGGCATCGGCGCGGGAGGAGCCATCATCGCGGGGCCTGCGCCCATCATGTTCGGAGGTACGCTCATACGATTTAGTGTAGCAGTTACGCCTTCTCCGAATCCATCTCGGACTCGACTTCTGCTTCTACTTCGCTCGTATCAGGCTTCTCTTCCGAATCTTCCTTGTGCTGCATGTAGTACGCGAGGGCTTCGCCAATCAGCATCTGATACTTTGCGCACTTCGGACATTCCTCGTACGACTCTTCGCGAGCTTCTTCGCGCATCGGCATTTCTTCCATGTCGTCTTCGGGCTTGTCGTACGACGAGTCTTCACTCATCATGTTTTCGCGACGCATGGGCTTCATGCGCATCAAGGCGATGCTGACGGTCGGAGCGTTCTTCTTCTTGAGCTTATCAAGCGGAGCCATTACTTACGATTGTCCTTTGGCGTTCCGCCTTCGCGACGTTCCTTGCGCTTGCCAAGAACCTTGCTTAGAACCTTTGCACCTTCGCGCACTTCATCGCGCTGATTTGTGGGGTACTTTGGGCGCGAAGAAGACGACCCTGGCCCTTGTGCTTTGTTGTAATTGCTGCGATTAATGTTTGAAACGTCTTTACGTCGGGCAGTTTGAGTTGCGCTAAGAAGAAACCCGCCAGGCCCAAAAACAGAATTGTCAATATTTTCAGAGTTATAAGTTCCATTCGTACCAAAATCCGCTGGAAGGTCTGGGCCGAGTCCGCGAGTATCAGTGTAACCACCAGTGCTAAACGGGCGATTCTTGCCACCAATATACGGGTAAGTTGCAACTGGTCGGCGCTCACCACGAGCCATAGATTCGGTAGGAATGCGCTCTGCCATGTAAGAACTATACCCTAAGATGCCCTGCGACGACCAGCAGCCGCCCTACGCTGAAACTCTGCGGCACCAAGTTTCTTGCGACCAATATACGCAGCAAGCGCCTTAGGATCGCGCGAACCCTTTGCGCTCAACGACTTCACTAGCTTGTCGTATTTCGACATACCCATACGCAGAACTATAACCTACTTACCAGACTCTCGAAGTTTACGAGCAAGACCAGAAGCCCACGACGCGCCAGCATCGCCACCCCACGCCTGATGCGCAACATACCCCGGAGTCTCCTTACCCGGAGTACCCCACCCAGGCTTACGATCTACCGCGTGCCTGCTGAAGAATGAGTGCATACGCATCACATGATCACGAGTCAGTGGCGATCCAGCCGCGATTTTTCGGGCGCGCGTAGCAGTAGCAGGCTCAAACCCCCCGCCAGCCTTGCCCTTCGCTACGAGATCTAGGCCTCGGCGCGCAGCAGCGCGAGCGCCAGCCGGAGGAACAAAACCATTACTACTCATGCGAAAAGAATACATGCTACGGTTGCGTGGCGGCTAGGAGAATCTAACCCTCACCCGCTCACTCGCGGATCTCCTAGCCGCGCCCAACAACAAATCGTGGCGCGCGCTTCTGCATTGAAGCCTCCACTACTGGCTTTGGTTTTTCAGCAAGACGAATTGGTGATTGAGCCTCTTGCTGCCACACCGCTTGCGCACCAGCCATAGCCATCACAAGGTCGTCGTGACAACCCTCATCAGCCTCTGGACGCGGCTCCTTACCATTCCGATCCCTAAAAACAAACGTCCGCAGCTCGTCAATCAATAGTTCACTCTTGATCCGACCCGGCTCGTCACGAATAGCGGCTTGCATCGCGGCAAGCATCATTGGTCGAGTCGCCGCAGTCGTATTCCACCCTAGTGTCTGATCCATCCGCGCTTTCATATGAATCGGATTGCGTGGTCGCCAGATATGCGGATACCCCATCACGTTCTTCAGCTGGGTAAGTACCGCTGCTCCCGGCCCGTTACGCTCCACGGCCAGCATCGCATCGTTATACAAGCGTCCGAGGCGCGCCAAGTCGTCTGCGAACTCGTCAACATCCGCGCGATACCGGATTTCAGCGACTTGCTCGCCATTATCAAGGCGCAATACCTCCGCAACCGAGTAATCTGACCCCGCACCAGCGCCAATGCGGGATTCTCGGCGCTCATACTCGTCAAAACTCACCGATCCAGCCACATCAGCAAAGATTAGGTAGCGAACACCGGCTTGTGGTGTCTCCCACATGCGCATTCCGCCGCGAGACTCCTCATAAAACTCAATACGACCGCCAGGAACGGGCATTCCACGCACAAAACCACGCTTCTTGTGTGGTATGGCGGCTAGATTGTCGAGGAAGTTGAAGAATTGGCGGCCTGTTGTCTCACAAAACTCGCCCAGAACACGAATCTTGTATGCCGCAGAGTCCTCACCCCACTGTTGCTTCGCATCCTGCACCCATTCTTGCGTGATCAGGGCGCGCTGAGCTTCTTTGGATACGCGCTCGTTGGTGAAACACGGCGCGTCGAAGGCGCTCATGTGGACTGGGTACCAGCCAGAGTCTTTTTGGAACGCTTTGTAGAACGTTCCGGCGGGTCGAGTCGGGTTCCCAATCAGTAGAACACGCGCCTCGTCGGCGGTAAGGAAACCTTCCGATGCTTCGTAGATTGCCTCGTCAATACCAGAAGCCTCGTCTACAACGAGCATCATGCGGGGAGAGTGATGACCCTGAAAACGCTCCGGCTTGTCCGTCGAAAGCCCCATCGCGAACCAGTCCGAGCGTACTTCTAGCGAAGACTTGAATATCTTGCCAAAAGCATCCTTGCCACCAGGGATCTTTGAGTGGCGCACGGCGATCTCGCGCCACAAGAGCTGCTCAACCTGACTCCATGTGGGCGCGGTGGTGATGACGCGGCACGGGCCTTCCGTCATGAAATCAAGCACAGCCGTAGCCGCAGTTGCCGTCTTACCAACACCATGACAAGAGCGAACAGCGACACGCTTGTGCTTACGAAGCGCCTTAAGAATCTCGCGCTGCTTCGACCAGGGTTCGAAACCAAAAAGATTCTTGGCTTTCCACACGGGGTCAGCCATCTTTGCGCGCAACTCTAACGCGGCACGATCAAGCTCATTACTCAATGCTGATCCACCAATCCACACACTAGGGGATGGATCATTGGATCACGCAGCATCATCAGGCTCAACCACGACCTCTTCCGCCTCAATCTCAAGCGCCTTCTGCGCATCCTCAATAGGAATCTGCGCCAACTGCATCAACGAAAGAGTCTGCGGCCCAACCTCATGCTCCACCACCTCCTGCTTATGAAACCCAAAGCTACGCTCAAGCTGCCACGCCGCAGGCTTCCAATCACCCTCCTCCACAGCCTCATTCATCACACGAAGATTCCGCTTCATATGCTTCTTCCGCGCCTCATAAAACCTATCCGAGAACTCGATATACGAAGGCTTCTCACGCAAACGCCCACCACGCAATGCTGTCACAAACGTATGCTCCGACACGCCAAGCACACGAGCAATCGCCGACTCAAACGCGCCCAGGCTCGCCATCTCAATAGCCTCCTCCATCTGCTCCGCACTCAGCTCGCTAGGAGTCACACTATTCCTATAAGCACTAGTAAGAAAAGCAGTGTCATCAAGACCAAACTTCTCAATCCCAGTCTGCTTATCCTCACGCTGCATCTTCAAATCAGCACGCTTAGTCACGAACGCTCCAAACCATCAAGACTCACATTGATACCCGTCAACACTCTAAACGACACCCAAGCATCATACTCGCACGCCGCATAAACCACCACCCTGCCCTGACCACCATCAGCGAACCAGCAACGAAACACCCACGTAGACCACGACTCGTACTCCACACTTGCTACGATAACACTCGATCCGCCTCAAAAGCGGAGACTTAGCCCGTCAGAGGGGCACTGGACTAGTCGTCACTCCAGCCCTCACACAACGAGCCGACTAGTCGCGGGTGACAAGCCAAGCTCGCACTCCCGCACAACATAGTGCCAATCCCCCAGTGAGGGGGGGGAAAGGGGGGGGAGCAAAAACCTCGTGCAATCACACCACAAGGTTTGCTGAATGATTGATCAACAAAGCAACAAACCACATGCACAATCGCCATTAAGAAACCATACCCAGAAAACAACACGCCCTCCGTCTATTCAACATGTGCGCGCGAGCGGGGGGTTGGTTCCTGGGTGTGCTCGGAGCTCTGGCGATGCTGGTGCCTGGCGGGTGCAGGGTTCGGGGTCTCAACCCCACCACGCAACGCCACGCGCGGGATCGAATCCCCGCGAGAGGCGGAAGGCTTTCGTGGATGGTGTGTGTTTGCCCATGCAAAAGCCCCGCCGCCCAACGTGGCGCGACGGGGCTAGGTGGTGCGGGACTAGATGACGCTTAGCGCGTCCGTGTCGTCGATGTCGTGGTCAGGGATGCAGATTTGTAGCGCGTTGTCCCATTCGTCTAGCCCTTCGTGTCGCGTGTCTAGCGTGATGCTGATCGCGTCGGCGCTGACTTCGGTGACGGTGCCGGTTTCGCCTTTGGTGATGGTGACGAATGGGTAGCGGGTGACGTTGCGGGTGAAGATTACGCGCTGTCCGGTTTGGAGATTGTCGGGGGTGGCGATGTAGGCGTGGGGGGGTGTGCTGATTCGTGCGGTTTCGTGCGTGTCGCGTTCGTCCTCTGCGCGGCAGTAGTCGCAACAGGCGACGAAGTCCGAACCGTCCTCTGCCATGTCGGTTACGGTTCCGTTCGCGCCGCACGTGGTGCATGGCGCGATGCTGCCGAGGCGTAGCGTGCGGATGAGGTAGATGCCGATTCGGCGCGGATTGTCGCCGTGGCGTACGTCTACGGGGAATGCGTCATGGTTCGGGCTATCGCTGAGCGCGTCACTAAGGGCATGTGCTCCGGTGAGTGCGTATGCCTGCCACTCGTACGCGCTTCCGCCGTTTGCGGTGATGCTTGCGGATTCGCTGCGGCAGTCCTCCGCGACTGCCATCTGCGCGGCGGTTTTGCTGCGGAATGTTTGCGCGGTGTAGCACTCATCGGGGTGTACGTTCGCGTCAGAGGGGACGAACTCTACGAGATAGGTAACGGGCGTAGTCGTGGTGACTGCCTTCTCTCCGGTGCCGCCGCATGTGTCGCAGTCATCACCACGGAATGCGCCGTCGGTTGTCGGGTTTGGTTCGTGATGGTATCCGCGTCCGTCGCAGTCATCACAGGCGAACGTGTCGGTGTAGCGATTGTCGAGCATGATTGAACCTCCGATAGTTGGACTACGTGCGTAGTGTCGGTGATGCTGGCGCGGTTTGCAAGTGGTGGCGCGTGGCGAGCTGCTAAGCCCTGGCGTGCGGTTCGGGCGTGTCGATCGTGGCGCGTTTCAGCAACAGCGCAGCAACGGCAGACAATAAAATAGGCTCCCCGCTAGTGGTAGCCGGGGAGCCTATGCCGTGCAGTGAGTGTTGCCGGCGCTAGTCGCGTTTAGCGGGGAGGTACAGGAGGGCTAGGAGGGGAATCGCAGGCCCGACGATCAGCGCGGTGAGCTTTAGTGTCTCGATGAGGTCAGTCATGCGCACCCATTCGCCACGCGCTCCCAATGTCCTGCCATGTCATCGCGAAACATTGCGACCGCTTCGCGTCGCGTGTACCCCATGTATTGCATGGTCACTAGGTAGCCGCCCGCATCGGTGCCGTAGCAGCGGATCGCGCCGGACGGGTAGACGATCTCCGATGATACGCCGCCGCGATGCTCCTGGTAGCGCGTGTCGGGTGCGGACGTTGCGCCGGTGATGTTGTCGCGCATCATGCCGCACCACCGCTACGGCATGGGCAGCTGTCGCCGTCCTCTGAGTAGCACTCACCGGTTGCGGGGTGATTCGCTTCCCACTCATACGCGCAGCACCGCGCCTCATCCAAAAGGGGATAGTCATCTAGCCGTTGCATGATGTCCGCGCATACCTCGACGACGGCGGCGCGCTGAGTGTTCACGATTACGTAGTCAATCCACCCAACCGCCCAATGCGAGAAGCGTACAACAGTGTGCGCGGTGCCGTCAGGATCAGCGGCGGATAGCCACTCTAGGGCTATGGTCTGATTCGGCACGAGGATAGGCGGCGTTTCCCGGTGCGTACTGACGCAGGCGAGAACGCCGACGGTCGCGGGATCCGCGCCGATGCTTTCAGCGATGGCGTTGACGTTCGCGTACGTGCCGTCTCCCGTTGTCATGGCGCGGAAGTCCTCGACGAGCTGCATGGCGGGGCTTAGCGTGGCGGTCATGCCGTCACCTCGACGGGGAGAAATACGCGCGCAACGTCCGCGCAATACGCACGCCACGCACTCGGGCTATCGGGATATTCGGTAGCAGTACGTCCGCGCATATCCACGCGACACCACGCCGCGCCAACTTCCACATACGCACTAGCGTGTAGCCATTGCGTACCGGCTTGCAGTTGTACGCACTGAATACGTGCGCCGTCATGCGTCGCGCTTTCCCATGCTCGCTTAGCGTTCATGCCGTCACCTCCTCGACGTTCAGACCAGCGAACTGGCGCGTCATGTAGTCGTCACCTTCGCGGACGCGACGCGCAGACTGCAACGCATTGACCACGGTACGGATCATCATGCGGCACTCGCTCGCGCTAGGCGTGCGAAGATCACCGATACCAGGGATCACGTGATGACCGGAACGATCGGCGGGAATGACTGCGACGTACCAGCACCGCCCATACGTGCGGCTGCCTTCCACGATTGCGATACGCGCAGACTCGGGGATGATTCCCGCGGCGGTCAGCTCGTCGTGTAGCCACTGCGCCACGATTGCCTGCTCGTCCTGCGTAAACCCTCTAGCCATTTGGATTACCTCCGATAGTTGGAATGGCACGACGCACGGTACACCTAGCCGGTGCGGATTGCAAGGGATCAGAGCTGCTGATTACGCGCCAATGAAAAGGGGGAACCGGCGCTAGTCCGGCTCCCCCAATACAGCAGCAGCAGCAGCAGCAGCACAACTACCAGCTACAAACGTCTGCCTCTCGAATCATCTGCGCACCACGCCACCCACACGACACACCACCCGCCTGATACAAAGACCAACCAGGATAACGCGCAGCAAACTCTCGAAGATTCGGCACGCTACACGCAACCCAATCACTCGGCACCATCTGAGCCGCAACGATATACGCGGCAGGCTTCGGCACGTGAATGTTCACGCGCAGAATCACGAAGCCTCCTTTGTGTACGCCTCAGCCTCAGCTACTGCGTCGCGTTCGAGTGCGCGTTCCATCATGCCGATCAGCTCGTCAGCGCACGAGATCAGGGCGCGACGCTCATGCTCCCATAGCATGTACCGCTGGGATTCGATCACACTGAGCAGCGTGCGCACGTGGTCGCAGAGTCCTGGGTGCTTGTGGTTGGCGGGGCAGATCCAATCACACCGGTTGAGCATGTCGGTTACCTCGTTCTCCCACTCGGTTGCACTCACGATCGAATCTCCTTCATTCGCGTTTCCAGATCACGCGCATCGTAGTATTCGCTCACACCTTGCCAGAAATGGCGCATCATTTCTCCGATGCTTACGTCTGGCACACGGGACAACGCGATCAGCGCCGTCCGGCTAAGCGTTTGGGGAAGCGGCCCCGCCGCTTGCGCTTGTCCCATTCCGTACGCCGCCCTGTATACGTCAGTTGCGGTGATTGCACTCACGATGCCTGCTCCTTGATTCGATTGTGCGCTCCGACAATGGCAGCGTACGGACTGCTCCACATCTCGTCGGCTTCCTCCAACATGTTCAGCTCCTCGTCTGTCATGTCTGCCTTTCGTACGATGACGAGATCATCGGCGCTGCGGCATTCGCCCCACGACTTGCTGAGTTTGTCGTACCACACGATTGCACTCACGATGCGTCCTCCGGGTAGTCGTAGTCGCCGGCGTATTCGTTGCGCTCGGCAATGGCTCGCGCTTCCCACATCACACTACGGATCGCGAGCATGTCCGCCGGAGCTTGGCCCATAGTCAGTTGGCTATACGTAAGCGAAAGCGCGGCAATGATGTCCGTCATCTCGCTAATGGTGAGCAGGTCGGCCAGCTCTTCGGATCGGTTCGCTCCTCGATCCTCGTGCTCGCTGGCTTGCTGCTCGGTAAACTTCTCGCCCATCCTGCCCATCAGTAAGCCACCCGAATGCGAACCGTAGTCCACGCATCGCCGTCAGCTGCGCCGTCATCATCGCGGCACTCCGCAAGGTAGTCCAACGCCTCCTCCTCCGTGCGCCAAACCCCGTGCGCGCGGAAGATAGCGTCGGCTCCCTTCTCATTCGGGTAGCACTCGACCACTGTCCAACCATGCTCGTATGCGCTCTCCTCCTCGGGACTATCATGGTCTGCTTCGCGGGGGCAACGATTCGCTGGCGTGGGATTCTGATTGTAATCCCACGTATATCCGCATGCCCCACAAGTGCAATAGTCCGGCTTCGTTTTGTCCATTAGTTTGACCTCCTCAGGTCTAGGGTCTAATCATCCTACACACACAATCGTGCGCGCGTCAAGCCCTACTCCACGTAAGCGTACTCGTCAGGGTAGATCGTCTCGCTCTCGAACCAGGGTGTGAACTCAGTCATACACACCATGCACACGTGCGTACCGTCACCCATCGGGCGACGATCAGCAGCGCCACAATAACCAGCGTGCCGCTGCGCCCTACGCGCCGCCTTGCGCGCGCCCCTGTCAAGCCTGCGCTGCATAGCAGCAGCAGCTTTGGCGCGGCCAATCGTTCCCTTCACCATCACTCGGCTCCGTACATCCTAAGATTGCGATCATAATAATCTGTCGGATACGCATCCATCCGACAGCACTCGCAGTACGGCGAAGCCTCAGCCTTATCCAGCTGCGACAGGATCGCCTTGCACGCGCGACACGTATTCGCATCCCACACCTCAGCGAGATGCGGATGCGAATCCATGATGCTCTGCATCACCTGGTCAGCAGCAGCAGCATTGCCGAGTGCGTGCATCGTGGCGCGCCACATGGTGCGGTACAGCGCGGACGAGTGTCGAGCTTCAAGTAGTGTGGTCATGTTCTCCCTGCTTTAGTTGTGAGGAACAAGACTAGTAAAGCAAGGATCACGTACGGAATCAAGTCTCGCATCACATCTCCCTTTGCAACAAATGCTACACGATCAGGTCTTGTCCGATCCGACAGCAGCACGAATGGCTGCGCGCACACCTTGCGCCATCACGAAACCTTCGTAGGCAGAAACGCCAGACCATTTCTCCGCTCGTCGCGCTACTGCTGCGGCGCGCCTGATCGCGGCAAATGTTTCAATACGATGCTCGCGTTCGCATCGAGAACGCTCAACCCTCACACCATCAGCAACGCCCCTTCGCTCAGCCTCGCAAAGAACAGCTCGCTCAGCCGCAATCCTCATTGGATTGAACGCATCACGCGGATCTCCACACTTTCTTTTCCTAGCCATCATTCCTCCCACTCAATCTCATCATCAACAACAACAGCAGCAGCAACGCCGGTTGAGGGCAGCTCAGGAATCGGCTTGCCCACATTCTTGATCTCATCCCACGTAATCGTGATCTGATCCCCAGGCACAAGCTCGCCATCCACGATCTCGAGCCGATGCGTACTGACACTGCCCTTGTCTCGCACGCGCCCCTTGAACTCTGCCCAACTAATCGGATGCTTCTCCTTATTGTCCAAGCATTCCTTTGAGCAGAACTCCCAACCTTTCTTATCCTCTAGCCAAGCACTCACACCGCCACGTTGAAACGGTTTGCTGCAAGCTGTGCAATAACCGACACGAACCTGCGGGGCGGGATCATACTTCTGCTTCAACGCTGCCCAAGCAGCAGTGCCACGTAGCCCGTTGATATCAGCAGCAACACGAGTCCTGAGTGCGCCTACGTTATTGACCGGCTTGCCCTGCGCACGATACCTATCAATGACCTCTCCGAGCTTGTCTTCAATGGCGCGGTCTAGCCAATGCTCATCCATCGTCCCGCACCATCGTCGCCCACGCAATCGCGACAGCATCAGCAGCGTCCTGATTCGAAGGCGCATGAACACCATTGTCGTGACACGTACCTTGCGACCAATCCATCACGCCCTGCTTACCACCCTGCGCAATGCCACACGCTGCTCGCCACTGCGTAGCCGTCAGGATCTTCTGCTCAGCATCAGGCCACAAGTAATCACAGATACTCTCAACCTGCCCGAGCGCCATCGCAGCACGAATCGAACCAAGCTTGTTCGGCCCGACGAACACAGCCTCCAAGCCAATCATGCTAATGCTTGTGTGATTGTCGGAAAGGTCTTCGAGCTTGTCGCTTCGCATTCCTGGTGTGACCCATTCTTTGGAGTCGAAGATGATGACTCCGTGGTCAGTAACGTAAGCATCATCGTCTTCAGCCTCGACCACTGCCCATCCGATACGAAGGGGGCTTACGTCTAGCCCGAGATAATGCTTACTCACTGTGTCTCCTTGTCAATCTGCATGATGCGTTGTCCGATCCAGTACGCCACGTTAGCAACGATGCCGTCGCCACATGCTGCGTAGCGTCGAGAGTCGGGAGCCTTTACTCCTTCGGGTGCTGTCCAGTTGTCGGGCCATCCCATCAAACGCTCGCACTCAATTGGGCTGAGCCTTCGCACTATGTCCGGCGGTTTGGCGATGAATGTCTGAGCATGATGTGATTGCACACTAGGCTGCTGCTTCTGCAAACAACGAGCAGCATCAATCGGCGTAGCACTAAACGTGTTCGCCTTTGCGTCCTCACGAATGCTGTACGCACTAGCGACCACGGCATGAGTGGTACGCACATCGCCCGTGTCAAACGAGTTGAGCGTGTTCGCGCGCCCATCATCAACCCAAGTCTCTGGCGTACCGGGCGCACTGACACGCGCACTCTCACGATACGCAACCATGTCGTCCTCTGTTACGAGTTGACCGCCGCGCACAAACTCTTGATCCGTGTATTGCGTGTATCCTCGTGCGCTTAGAGCTCCGACGATGCGACCCTCCTCAGCGCCGCCCCCAACGGTTCGGGTAGCGTCCTGCCACGGCGGGATGCACGACGTAAGATCCCCGCTGCCGCCTTCGCAGAGAGCGCGTAACGCGAGTCCACTTGCGGTTCGAGAATCGAAACGAGCTTCGGTTCGACGGGCGACAAGGAAGATTCTCCTGCGCCGCTGCGGTACTCCGAAGTATCGGGCATCCAAACAACGCCAGGCGATTCCACCGTACCCACTAGCGACCACTTCACGGAGGAGTCGCTCGAAGTCAAGTCCCTTGTTGGACGAAAGGAGTCCTGGAACATTCTCAAGTACGAGCCATCGTGGCTTGAGAGCTTCTGCAAGTCGGAGGAACTCAAAAGCGAGGACTGATCGTTCACCACTAAACCCCTTTCGCTTGCCAGCAATAGACAAGTCTTGGCATGGAAACCCGCCAACCATAAGATCAACAGGCTCTGGATTCTCAAGCGTTGTAATGTCATCGTAGATCGGCACGCCCGGCCAATGCGCCGCAAGCACGCTGCGCTTCCACTTATCTAGTTCGCACTGCCACGCAATCGTCATGCCAGCCCACTCAAACCCCATGTCGGCACCGCCGACTCCAGTGAACGTACTACCGACGCGCATGATTCATGACCGGGCGAGCGTGTTGAGCAGCAGAATAGATCACGTAATCCATCAGCTCCTCCCGAATGTTCTTCTCAAACTCGTCAAACGACCATGACTCCCACGTGCTAGGCGTGCCAGCGTGCTGCGCCCTGCCCATCTCGTAACGAGCGCGACACTCCATCACAAAGCGATCCCACGCCCCATCACGTGTGGCATTCATCCTGTCATCCCAAAGCCTCAACGCTTCTTCGAACAAGTCTTCTACTCCGTCAGCAAGACGCTTCTCAATTTTGATCCACTCACTCATCTCGACTCCTTCTCTGCTTTCTTGATGTTCTTCGCACTCAACTTTGTGTTGCACCACGAGCATACCTTACGCCCATTCAACAGCGTTTCAGCTTTGCACGTATCACACCAGACCTTCACAGACGAATCTCCGCACACTCAACAGACGCACCATTCATGCTGGCACTGTGCTGCATCGCATGAATCATTCGCATCACAGGTTTGGAGACATGAGTATTGCTTTCGTTGTATTCGCAACACGAGCGAAAACTATTCAGCGTCATGGTGATCATGTCCGGGTTGTGTCGGAAATGAATCTCAACACTGCGACCCTGGCTACGCACCTCAACGAACTTCTGGTTCTGTTCCCACGCAAGCTCGATACGAGGATTCGTGATGATGTTGAATGGGGCTAGTCTTAGCAGCGTGTATTTCTGAGGGATCGTTGCGTTGTAACTAGCCGACAGGAATGCGTACTGCTTCCCTGTTTCCGAATCACAGATCGTTGCTGTTGCTCTTACGCCATCAATCTTGCAATTCACACTCACATCCCTCTTGAAGAAGAAGATGTTTGTGGTTGCAAGATCGTGTGGGAACAAGTCAAGAAGGATTCCTTCTGCTTTTGGCGGCGTGACAACGTGCCTGCTGAGACTGATGCTGCTTGCGTCACCAAGACTCAAAGTCATCTGGTCTAGGAAATCCATCTCTGGCGCTGCGAGCTGTGTGTAATCAATCATCCAACCAACGCCACTTGTTTTGTGCGCCTCGTAGATACGCTCATAATCCGTCAGGCTCATCATGCCTGGTTTCATGCAGAGAACGTGCTTTCCACGATTCATCGCGTTGATACTCAGTTCGGCGTGATGCTGTGGCGTGGTGCAGATAACTACTGCATCATGCTCAACATTGTTCGCAATGGCATCGTACGATTCGGCAATCGTCAAGCCACTCAGCGCCTTCAGCTTCTCATAGTCAGAATCAACAACGCCGACAAGTTCGTACTCTTTGTGGCGCATGATGCGCTCTTGATAGAGCGAGCCGAAGTAACCATTCCCAATCAGAATGATCCTCACCACGTTTCCTCCGTGAACCCGTACCAGCCGAGGACGCTTCGGTTCGCGTCCCACACTGTAGCTGCGTACCTGTGGCTCCCGCTCTGCTTCAAATAGAAGCGGTAGATATTCTCGCACGCCCACAATTGTTGCGCTGGCGTTGCGTCCGACATGCGCTCGGGTGCGCCCTTCGGCTTGTGATCCCGCCAGTTTGGAATCGTGAAGCCGCACCCACCCGGATACGTGATGCCCGAACCGTCGTGCTTCCATTTGATACTTGCCCACTTGCCGGGTTTCCCACTTGGCTGTTCGGCTCGACAAGTCTTCAGCCACTGCTCGTAGTGCGGCGGCAACGTTGGCTTTGCTAACCCGACCTCGGGACTGAGCAGCGCCATGACGAAGCACACGATGATGAGCAGGACGAAAAGGATACGCATCCACATTAGAACGGAATGTCGTTATCACCAGCCGCCGTGGCAGTGGTGGTAGCGGGAGCGTCCTCATCGCCCTTCTTGCCCAGCATGATCAGGTCGCCGCCGACGAGCGAGTACGACACGCGCTTGCTCGACTCTCCCTCCTTCTCGTACTGCGACCACTGAAGCTTCGCACCGGCAATGCACACGTGACTGCCCTTGTGCAGGTACTGTGCTGCGATCTCGCCGGTCTTGCCGAACAGGGTCGCATCAATGTAGCCTGGCTCGTCCTTCTTGTGGTTCCATGCGAGCCGGAGGCGCGTGTAGGCGTTGCCGCTGGCGGGAACCTTCTGCTCTGGTTCTGCCGTCAAGCGTCCGATGATCGTTACGTGGCACATGCTGCTCACTTTGAGCCTCCAATCGTCATGGGGATGACGGTCTGTGCTGCCGCTCCATGCGGACAGCGATGATAGTAATCACAATACTTGGCGCTGCACACCCAAGCATCCTTATCCAAGCCGGTCGGTGCGAAGTTACCTGTCTCGCACCATCGCTCAAGGTCACTCATCCAACCTGCAAGGCGACTCAGCACGGTCTTCTTGTCGGGCGCTGCTACGTGCGTGGCACCCACCTCGATCTTGCCGCCAAGTCGAGCGTGCCTCCATCCAACAGCAGTCACGTCACCATCAGCGAGGATGCTGTAGATGCCGAGCTGTGCGTCACGAGCAGCATCCTCAGCAGTCCACTTCTTGCGAGAAGACAGGCTGCTCTTCACATCAGACACGCAGATACCATTCTCTGCCGCCTCAATGAGGTCGATGTAGCCAATCAGTTTTGCGTCTGTCTCTTCGAAAGATCTTTCGACATAGACTTGTGTGGCGATAGGCTTCATGCCTTCGGTGCTTGCTGCGTACATGCTGAGTGCGTTCTCGCCGCGCCCAAGGATATCGTCGGGCGCATCACTCAAGTCATAGTCAATGGCTTCGCCGTCACGATTAGTCTCGTTCGGATTCTCCCACGCATTGACAAACACTTCCGTCGGATCAGCAACAATGCTGCCAGCAATCCGATTGTCGTGGAGTTGGCGAGTCGCCTCATCGAACGCGATGCCAGCCAACAGGCTCGCGCTGACTGCGCCCTTGATGCCCTCGACGTAGCGGTAG